GATCCGGCAGGCCATCCAGAGGATTGGGCGTTGCTTGTCGATCCAGTTTTCGATGCCGAATACAACGGTTTGTCGCCACAGCTTATCGCTATCGATTCAGGCGGCTATGCGTCAAAAGATGGCACGGTGACTGGTAATTCATATCAATTTTACTGGTATATGCGCCGTGAGTTTAGCGCATTATCTAAAAAGTTACGGTTGATAAAAGGCGGGTCGAACATGCGCGAATTTATCAAACTTAGCTATCCAGATTCCAGCAAAAACAAAAACCGCCGCACGAATGCTTATGGCAAGATTCCTCTTTATTTGCTCAATTCTAACTTGCTCAAAGATGATATTAATTCAAAGTTGAGCCGACGCGAGCCGGGGCCAGGGTATATCCATTTTGGAAACTGGATGGAGCCAGCGTGGTATGAAGAGTTGACCGCTGAAATTCGAACGGAAAAAGGCTGGGAGAAAATCCACCCGAACGCAGCAAATGAAATGTGGGATTTACTCTACTATAACCGCGCCATGACGATGCTGCTCGGCTGCGAAAAAGTAGATTGGACTGACCCGCCACATTGGATGCGCGACTTGTCAAGAAAAGAAACTATTAAAACTGATTTTTCTGGGATGATACCGAAATAAATGAGCGACGACATAACAATAATCGACACGATTAAAGCCAGACTCCCTCAGATAATGGCGGACAATGGCGCTCATACAGCGATGAGTAACAAGATAGCGGATGATTTGTGTGGGGTAATTACTGCGGATTTTGGCGGTGGTAGCGAGTATATAGCCGTTGAGCAATCAAAACCAGAGCGAAATAAAGCCGTTATAGACAGCTATAAAAAAATAAAAAAAAAAGAGTTGATGCAGCGCCATAATATCTCTATTGCTACGTTTTATCGGATAATTAGCGGTTGAGCAAGTAATCGCTTAGAATGTTTTTATTGTTGAGATATTCAATCATCCCAACCGCTGTAATCCCCACCGCTGGCGGCTTTTGACATTCTCGCTCCCATTTGCTATAAGTTTCGCGGTGAACGTTCAGAGCCGCTGCGTATTCAGCTATGTTAAGCCCGGTTTTTAGCCGGGCTTTTTTGAGGTTATTCATCGGCGTGATCGGCCATATTGTACTCCCCAATCATCATGCGCTTAACATCGGCAATAATGCCAGGGTCTACCTTAGGATTGACTGGCAACAGCCGGTTGTTATGTCCGATCTCACAAACGCGGCCAGAAACGCGGTCGTATGCGTAGCTGATGGCGTGGCTCCACAGGCTGCTTTTGAGTACGATTCTCACGTCCGCTGTTTTTTGGTCAGTGTAATGTTTGAGCCATTTTTTATTCATTTCAATCATTGTCTTTATCCTGTATTGGCAGCCGTCCTTGGCCGTGTTATTTAGATCTGGCGGGTTAACCAGCGCCCGTCAAAAGTTACGTCGCGGTTATCGATCCAGTAGCGGCTACTGCTCTTGGTGAGCGTTTCAGCGATGATTGCCAGCCCCTTATCAAGCTTTATTGCTTGATCGGGGGTGGCGTTGGCGCGTGTGCTGGCGATGTAGTCGGTGATTGTTTTTAGTTCAATCACTACTTTTGCTCTGATCGTTTCGGCCCATGCGATCTGCTTTTCTGATCCTTCAAGTCTCGGCAGTGCTGAGTTGCTTTCTTTGGCTGATGCGGTTGCGTCGGCCATTTTTTCGGCTTGCTCTGCGTTATAGCAGTCGGTGCAGACCCCTTCCGACAGCCATTGTTTTTTTCTGTCCCTCTGCCCTTTGGCATTCGTTCCGAGGATGCTGTGCTCTTGATCGTGTCCACATGAGTGAGTGATTGTGTATTTAGCCATTGTCTTTCCCTTCGTTGTGTTGGTTAGTGTTTGTTGCTTGACTGAGCACTATTATACACCTACTAGGCGTATACACAAGATAATTCAGCCTAGTTTTTAGATCAAAAAAGAATATCAATAACTCTCTTTAGTCATTTTTATCAAAACTTTATAGTTTTGATAGGCTTACATGATCATAATCTCACCTATGAGTGCAGCCACAGACACATTAGCAGCAGTAAAATCCGCCTATAAAAAAGCGCTGAACGGTGAGACCGTGCGCTTTGGTGATCGACAATACACCAGCCAGGATTTATCCACGCTGCTGGACCATATCAAGTTTTGGAAAGGCGAAGTTGAAGCAGAAAACTCGCTGGCCGCTGGTCGTAAACGATTAACCCCACTACAGATGATCCCACGATGACAGCCCATGACTCGGCATCAATAACTGATCCTAAGGTTGCTGGCTGGATTCCATCCGCTGGCTCTGCTGACTCTGACACGCTGCCCGAAATAGGCCGCATAACACCACGCGCGCGTGATCTAGCGCGTAACAATTCGCTGGCCCATGGTGTGCTTGAAACGCTGGTCGATAACATTATTGGCTCTCAGGTACGGCTATCCGCCAAACCTGATTATATGCTGCTTGGGCGTAATCGAGATTGGGCGCGCGAGTGGTCAAAAAATGTTGAGTCACGCTTTCGGTCATGGGCTGACACAACCGAATGTGACGCGGGGCGATCATTAACGCTGCTGGGTATCACCAGACAGCTGTTAAACAGCGCTAATCTTAACGGTGACGCGCTGGCTGTTCCTCATTGGTTACCACGACCAGATTCCATTTGGTCAACCCGGTTACAAACAATCGAGAGTGATCGGCTTCAAACTCCATCATTTCTTTCAGATAACCCAGACATGCGCGGTGGTATCCGTGTTGATCAGTATTCAGCTCCGATTGAATACTGGATTTTAAAACACCATCCAGGCGCTGCTGATCAATTTGGCGGGTCAGATAATCCAGCCGACTATTCGCGCATCCCCGCATTTACCACCACTGGCCGCCGCCGAGTAATCCATCTACACGACAAAGAGCGGTCTGGTCAAAGCCGTGGCGTGTCGATTTTTAGCCCTGTTATGGGCGATTTTAAAACCGTGGGCAAATACCTATCAGCAGAGTTACAGGCAGCAACTGTTAATGCTAACGTTTCCAGCTATCTTGAGTCCGATCTACCACCAGAGGCCATTATGGAGTTGTTTGGTGGTGATGTTAATCAAGCGGCGGGTTACTGGAAAAGTGTGCAGGACCAGTACCACCGCTCGCCGATGGAGAGTAATTTAATATTAACTCTACCGGTCGGGACTAAATTTTCCTCTCACAATACTGATCGGCCTAATACTGCGTTTGGCGGTTTTGTCGAAGCGGTTTTCCGCCAGATTGCAGCGGGTTTGAATCTGCCATATGAGCTTTTAACAAAAGATTTTAGCCAGACCACTTATTCGTCAATGCGAGCAGCGCTTTTGGAGGCGTGGCGATACTTTAAAGCACGACGCAGATGGATTAAAGATACCCTTCTTGACCCGGTTTATGAACTGTGGATTGAAGAGGCTTTAAACGCTGGATATATTGACGCACCAGGCTTTTATGATAATAAATTCGCTTATCTTCGAAGCCGCTGGATTTTCGATGGACGCGGCTGGGTTGACCCTGCGAAAGAAGCGATTGCGGCAGAAATAAGGCTGCGAAGCGGGCTATCAACTTTCGAGGCCGAAAGCGCCGAGCAGGGTAACGATTGGGAGGAGATTTTCGACCAGCGCGACATCGAAAAACAGACGGCCACAGAGCTTGGATTAACCATTAACGGGTTGACCGACGATCAAGAACCAGAGGATTTTGAAGACGATGACGAATAAAACAATTGAACAGTTTATGGACGAGCGCAACCCGCCGCAAGATGCGGGCGTGTTTAGTTTTAATGCGCCGCTAAAGTTTGCTGATCATGGCGGAGATAATGATCAGCGAAAAGTTGAGGGCGTAGGGTATAGCGGCGCGGTTCTTGACCATTGGTATTGGGGCGCTGTCGTCTTCGATCTTGCGTCGACAAAACTATCTGATTCTGTGCCGCTGCTTATCAATCACGATCCTGACCAGCGAGCCGGTTCAGGTCGGATTTTTGTCGATGATAACGCGCTAAAACTAACTGGCTCGCTATTATCAAATGATCACGGCGCGTCTGTTGCCAGTGATTCTGATGAAGGTTTCCCTTGGCAGATGAGTGTTTATATTGAGCCGGGTGTAGTGACGGAAATTAGTAAAAATTCATCGCTAACCATTAATGGTGTTAACGTCGATGGCCCGACTACAGTATTTAGCAATAACAGTATTAGAGAGGTTTCATTCTGCCCGTGTGGTGTCGATGCTAATACATCGGCAAATGTTATGTCTCGCGGGCTTTTAAACGGTAGTGATAAACTATCAAATTTTACCAGAGGTGGCGATATGCCAGACGACAAAACATTCAGCAGGGCCGATATTGCCGCCGCTGAGGATGTTGGCTTGAAACTAGGCGCGGAGCAGGAGCGCGATAGAATCAAGCTTATTATGGGGAGTGACAATGCAAAAGGGCGGGAAAAGCAAGCTTTGGCAATGTCGCTTGATACCGATCTAACACCAGCCCAGGCGGTTAAATTGCTGTTGTCATCTCCGCAAGATGAGCCGACAGAAACCAGCATTAATCAGTTTGCTGATTATATGAAAAAGATCGGTAATATCGATCTTGGCGCGGACGCTGATAATACTGATCAGCCGGATGAGAAATCAATCGCAGCAAGTTGGGGTGCTGCTTATAAAGGAGTTGCATCATAATGGCTACATCACAGATTGAAGGTCAGCATACCGCTGAGTTTATTATCAGTTGCGCAAATTTGACGCGATCAGTTGATCAGGTGGCGATTGCTCAGGGTAACGTGCTGGAGGCTGGCGCTGTGCTTGGCGTTTATACC